ACTTGGTTGCTTGTTGTTTCTTTTCTTTCTGTATACGTCTTACGAACGCAAAGAAAGTAATCTGGGTAAAGTAAGCAAAGGGGTTCATACCTCTTTCAGGGTCAAACTTCTCGACAGCTGTCAGACAATTCTCAATCCCGTCAGAAACCATATCGTCTTTAAACGTATAATTAATAAAGTTAGCTTTATATGATAGGTGGGTAGCAATCTTAAGAAAACACTCACCAATATATTCTGTAACTCTAGGCTTCTCTAGATTCTTTTCTTTTGCCTCTAATACCTTTTTACGATACTCAACTAAAGCTTCAAAAAACTTTTTATTGTCTACGTAATGGGCAGGGGCTTTTTTAGTGGAGGGTACGTGCTCCACTACTTGTCCAACTATCATTATCATCCTCCTCGGTGATTTCAATTTCATCAGTATCGTCATCACTCGAAAGTGCTTGTTCAATATCGTCTTCTGTAGCCATTTCTAAACTATCATATTCAATAATAAATTGCTTATATTGAGTTTCTGCTCTCTCTAACACGTTGGTTGCGATTAGAACGTTATGTGCAGGAATTCTTAAAACTTCTTTTGTAGACATTTTAAGCCAGGGCTGCATGATGTAGGACTCTATAACACCACCAGCGTAAGGCATCTTCATTGAATGTATCTCAACTGGCTCGGTAACTTCAATATACTTCTTATCTACCAGATCCATACACTCGTCTTCAGTAGAGACAATTAGATTCTCCCCGCTAGTTAATTTTAAAAACTTACAGTACATTTAGAGGTACCTTTACTAATTTGTAGTCAAAGTGCTCATCATTATAGGTCTTAATTCGTTCAATCATATGTAATAATGTATAATTCTTTCTTGCTTTCCAAGTCAGATCATCACCAATATCATATAGATTACAATGTGTCTTTGCATCACCTTTTCTTAAACCTCTACCTACCGATTGTAAATTTCTAATTCTAGACTTAGTTGGTGATGCAAATATAATATTGTGAAGGTTTCTAATATTTATGCCAGTAGAAAATGTACCGTATGAGGCAACAATAATAGCATCGTTTTCTTGTTCTGTAATACGTCTAATATCTTCTCTATCAGCTGTCTCTGTACCGCCAAAGACAAAGAATACTTTTCTATCTCTAGCCTTTGCTTTTATCAAGTCAAAAAGAATAGCGCCATGCTTCTCTACATACTGAAACAGTACCAGAGAATTACCTTTTTGATTTAAAGCTAGATTACGAATAAATTTATTTCTAGGCTCGTACCCACAAAGAAAGTCCATCTCATCAGGGTACTTATTATCTTTGCATGCCTTCTTTACATCATCGGGGTACTGAAGTACCAGGCCAAATATCTTTAACTCAGCCAACTGATCATTATCCATCAATTGTTTTGTAGATGTTACCTTATAAACAGAACCAAATAAGCCTTCTAGTACCAGTTTATGAGTCTTAGTTCCATCTAATGTACCTGTAGTACCTATACGATAAGGTGTATTAACCATCTTATGCATGATACCAGTTAATGACTTTGCCTTAAAGGTATGAGCCTCATCACCGTATACTACCTGATAGTTCTCAAAAAACTTCTTAGGTAGTTCGTAAATCGATTGCCAAGTAGATATAACTATTGGTAGGAGATTTTCTTTAGAATGCCCTGAATATATACGTGAGCAAGATTCTGATACTTTCCATCCGTTGTTTTGAGAGTAAGACTGGAAATCTGCGTACATTTGCTCGACCAAAGAGGTCGTAGGGACCAGGATAAGCTGTCGCCTTCCAAACTTTTCATTCCAACGGAGTAGACAGTAGATGATAAGAGACTTACCGGAACCTGTTGGGGACAGAAGAAGGCGTCTTCCGTCGGTAATTGCTCTATAAACCGCATCGAGTTGATAATCTCTGATGGACTCGCCACCGGGCAATGATAGGTTAAGTTCATTAATAAAATCTTTCAGTACTTCAATGGTTATAGAATCAGACTGATCAATATACTCACTGTAGTCAATTGTATAGTTATTGACTACAGCAAAATGTTCTAGATAGGTTTTTAGACCAACATATAACTCTTTAGTGAACATGGAGAAGAGTTTTATCTTTCCATCCCAGATCTTGTTACGAAATAGAGGATGGAACTTGGCTCCAGGGGCATCAAAAGAAAAATGATCTGCTAACTCCTGCGCAATAGAAGGATCTGATTGAACTGTTAAGTATACATTATTTTTCTTTTTGATTGCTATATCGGCCATTACATCATACCGTTGGTAAACTTTGCCCACTCAATACCTGATTTAATATCCCAGGTACGAGAGTTAAGTGATCTGATTATTTGTTCTAGTGTATAGATAGTAGTCTTAAAATATTCTATCTTATCTTGTAACTCTACAAGAGTTTGATCGCATTCAAGCAACTCATCCATCTCATTCTTTAATGGTTTGTTGCCCTGGTATTGTGACCAGTTTTCATCCTCTAATTCCTGCTTAGTCATTTCACCTCTAAAGTATTTGTACTTAAGGCGTCTGGTGTTAAGATAGTCAGACTCAGCCTTGCGTAGCTGGAGCTTGGTCTTTGAAAGGACTGTAATGTACTTGGCATGAAGGATAGGAACCCGGGCAGCTTCGTGCCCAAGGTTAGTTTCATTAATAGGAGCGTCTTTAGTCCACTCCTCAGTCAATTCGCTTAATTTCATAATGTAGTTAGGTTAGCTTTATTCAGGAAGATCTAAAGTAATAATTTCTTCTCTCTTTTCTTCAGGTGGAGGTCCAAAGCTGATAATAGCTTCTGGGTTACCCTGGAAGCAGAAGTGACCGTAATGGTTCAGAGAGATAGAGGGATCAAGCCATACATCCCCACCAATTTCTTGCCAGCGACGGCAGAACGTATAGTCTTCAGATAGATAACGACGATCTACAGGATCAATCATCGTATCAAACAAAGCATAGAAGTGATCTTTAAGATCGGTGTTAGCAATATTAACATCGTTGTTATACTTAAGTTCAGGGTACGCTTTAACCATCTTAAGAATAGCTTCCCGGCTAATCATCATGAACCCGGTACCGGCATCGTGTAGTTTAATCAGACCGTTCTCAACACCAATGGTCTTAGTTTCTTTATTAACAAACTTAAAGTTAATTGCATAATCAGAACCGAAAGAAGCCATATCTCGATCGGAAAGTTGTTTATCCTTATTGGCTGGATCAATTAGATTAGCTCTAATCTTATCCCAGGCAACACCTTTCTTAGGATACGCACCAACAACCACATCTTTCTTGTGAGCATATAACTTCAAAATATCTTCAGTCTGAAACTCAATATCGGCATCAATAAACATCAGATGAGTATAGTCTGATGCAAGAAAATAGGCAACCAATACATTACGGGCCCGAGTCACCAAAGACTCATTAGCAATGGTACCGAATGCGAGGGGGATTTGATGCCCGTTAAAGAAGGTCATCATCTTGATAACCGAACGGAAGTATGGTTCGTTTAACTGGCCCCCGTAGCACGGGGTTGCGATAAAGAATTTACTTTTACGAATCTCTTCAACAGAGAGTTGAACCTGCTTAGTTGCCATAATTTAGCTCCAAAAAAGAATTATAATACTTCAATATCAAATAGTTTATATTTAAAAGAAGCGATACCTACGAAATATTCAACTGAGGAAGAGGTTATATCAAAGTCAAGAGCTTCTACGGCAACCGGAAAAGCATCTTTAAAGTTAATATTAGTCTTCGGTACGTTGTTACTATCCAAAATAGTTAAAGTTGCATCTGAGTATGCAACCGCAATCGGTGCACCCCTAGAGTCTTTAACAAAAGGGAACCTATTTAAACGTTCACCAGAAAAACGTCTATATTGATTATAGTCGTTTGGAAAGCCAAGTGCAACTAACCATTCATATAATTCAATGTAATTTGACATATCTTCGGTAATAATAAACCGAATTGTAAAGTCACCAAATTGATTTTTATCTCCCACATGAGGAATATCTAAAAAGGGGGTGGGCTGGGTGGTGTATCCAAGGGCAAGAGAAGGGAGATTGGCCGATTGACACGTAAAAGCAACGCTTGGTAAATTCTTTATGGTGAATCTAAACGCGTTAGGTCTAAGATAATTAGCTACCGTAGTGGTAGATATATTAGTTACATCAGATAATATTGTTGAAA